GACGGTCGAGGTGTTGACTGCCTGCGTGTTGGTCGCGCCCGTGCCGGACGCCGGCGTTCGCACGCTCTCCTGGTAGTAGTAGCCGTTGGCCGTCGCCGGGGTGACGTACTGGCCTGGCGTGTAGGCGTTGGTCGCGGTCCAGGCCGAGCCGGTGATCGTGAAGGTCGAGCCGGCCGGGGCGATGTTGGTGCCCGCCTCGCTGGTCTGCAGGAAGACCACGTGCTGGTTGCCGCGGATGCTTGGCGTGACGTCGGTCAGCACGACGGTGGACGAGACCGCGCTGGCGCTGATGGGCAGGCGACCCTCGTTGGCCCCGTTGATGTTGTTGGCCATGTTGGTGGCCGTGGTGGTCGTGGTCTCGCCGCTGGCGACGTTCGTCCAGACCACGAACCCGTCGATGCGCACGCCGACGGTCCCGCCGCTGGTGGGCGCGCCGCCGATCGTGATGGTGGCTGTCGCGGCCGTCGCGCCGCCGGGCAGCGCGGGGCTGGCCAGGAAAATGGGGATGTTTGCCTGGCGGCCCAGGGCGTCGTAGCCCATGGTGGCGAGCTCGCTGCCGAGGCCCGCGGCCGCGTCGATGTCGGTCTGGGCGAAGACCTGGCGCACCTCGGTGTTGGGCGTGAGGTTGCCAGACGAAGCCATCAGCCCGATGAGGATCAGGGCGATGATGCCGGTGCCGGAGCTGTTGCCCCCGACGCCGTACTGCACCTGGCCGTAGAAGCCAGGCACTTTGTCTCCGGGCGCGAAGCCGGCGATGATGACGGTCATGTCAGGATCCCTTTCCAGGCTTCGCGACAGATGGCGGGGTGGGGCTTGGCGGCGTGGGCGACGCAGCCTTCGGCGCCTCCGTAGACGGCAGCAGGTCGGCCGCCGCCTTGGGCTCTGCGGCCTTCGCCGCATCGGCGGCCGCCTTCGCCTTGGCCTTCGCCTCGGCCGCCTTCTGGGCCTCGATGGCGATGCCCACGGGGTGGCTCTGCTTGACCTGGTCGGCGAAGTGCATGACCAGTGTGTCCAGGCGTGGGTCGACGCCGGCGCCAAGCGACTCGGTCAGCGCGACGCGCTTGGACGCGTCGTGGTGGTTGTGCGCCGCGAGCTTCTCGGCGTGGTGGGCCGCGATCCACTGCGCGATGGCGCCTTCCTTGGCGTGCTGTAGCTTGATCTCGGGCGGCTGGAAGTGCTCGCGCGGCAGCTGCGCTGCCAGCCACGTCTCGAGGTCGGCCGCGTGCAGCGAGCCATCCTTGATGGCCCTCATGTAGTAGAAGTGCATCTCGGTGTTCTCGGCCACCTGCACGGTCTGCACGTCGAGCGAGTGCGACCACGCGTGGTCAAACTTGCCAGGCACGGTGTGTGCGCGGCCCTTGATTCGGAAATTCCGGTCGGCCGACAGGCGCGACGACTGGACGGTCGCGCCCACGTAGGGGCGCGGGGCCCAGCGCTTGGCCGGGTTTGGGTTCTTCGGATCGTCGCGGAACTTGCCACCGTTCAGGTGGAGCGCGAGCACCGCGCCCGCGGGGCGGCCGAGATGATCGATAGCCGCGTAGGGGTTAGGAACCACTCGCAAATCGGTCATTGGCGGCTATCTCCCGGATGCGCCCTCTCGACAGCCAATTGGGCTAGGCTTGTTGGATGGGCTGGGTTCGCGTTGGCGAGGTGACTGGCGGCAGCGATGGCGTGCACAAGCGCGCCGTCTTTCGGTGCGACTGCGGTGTCGAGAAGCCGCTACGCGTGATGAAGACCACCGGTCTTCCGCGATCCAAGCGATGTCTCGAGTGCTGCAAACGTGGGAACGCGACAGCGACGGGCTTCGTCTGCTGTCGATGTAGGCGCGACCTTCCGATCGGGTGCTTCGGGCGCGCTGGCACACGAGGTCATCACCGCTGGTGCAAAGAGTGCTCTCGCAGCAACGCAACAGCGTGGCGCACGGCGCATCCAGAGCGCGCCCGATCGCACTACCGAACAGACAAGGATCGCATGCCAGAACGCTGGCTCTTTGCCGGGGCCAAACAACGCGCCAATCGCTCCGGGATACCGTTCACGATCACGATCGGTGACGTTGTCGTCCCGAGCGTGTGCCCCGTGCTCGGCATCCCTCTCGTCGTTTCCGCCAACGGCACGCCCACGGACAACTCTCCGTCGCTAGACCGGTTTGAGAACTCGCGGGGGTACGTACCAGGCAACGTCCGCGTCATCTCGATGCGCGCCAACCGAATCAAGTACGACGCGACGGTAGCGGAGCTGCGCCTCGTCTTGGCCTACGCTGAAGGTCGCCCCGCGTTTGCGGCCTAGTCGGTGACGGGCGTGCCCGCCAGGTTCCCTGCGACCATCGGCGTGCCTGCGCCGTTCTCGACGGTCATGGCCACGCCGTTGGCTTCGCTCGTCTCGTAGGTGCCAGCGGGCGTGCCGCTGTCGGCCGCCCACGTCTCTTGCAGCTCGAGGCGCATCTCGATGGCCGGGTAGACCCCGACGACCTTCTCGGCGTCGTCGCGCTCGGTCACGTGCGTGCGTCGCCAGCTGCGGAGCGTGAGCGCGAACGCGTTGAGGTACGTGCCGAGGAACGAACCCTGGACTGGCGCGACGGGGTCCGTGTCGCCAGCGACCTGCCAGCTCGGCGTGCGGCCTCGCTCGATCGCGATGTTGATGGCCTTGACCAGGCCGTTGACGAAGCTCGAGCTCGGGATCGCCGCCTCGATGGGGCCCGTCATCGGGAATACCCAGAGCAGCTTGAGCGTGTCGGTGGTGACGTCCCAGTCGTCGGCCATCCACGCGAACGACCCGTCCTCGCGCCAGCAGTACAGGCATGGAACCGACGCCGCGTTGAAGACGTACTCCTGCGGATCGTAGGTGAATGTCTCTTTGACCGGCGGGTGCGCGGGGTCGACGCCTGGGACGCGCCAGGCAATCTCGGCGTTCTGGTCCTTGACCAGGAACGCCTGCAGGTAGGACAGCAACACGTTGAGCGCCGGGTCCCCGGGCGCGTCGACCGACGGGTCGATCGGCTGGATGGGGATCTGCACCAGCCCGTGCGTGTCGTAGCCAGGGCCTGCGCTCGATGTGTACCCCGGCGCTCGCGGCGGACGGCTCACTCGCTCTCCTGCGCCGCAAACTCGGCCGCGATGACCTCGAACTCTCGCTCCATCACCCGCTCTGCGCGGAGGTATGCCGGACCCATGAATGGATAAGGCTTGCTGCCTGGGTGGTGCACGACGCGGGCGAAGTGCACGGCGCCGTCGCCGCCGATCCATCGCAGGGCGATCCGGTGCGTGCCGACGTCGTCGCTCGAGCGGCGAGACTGTCCGCGGCGCACCGGACCGACCGCGTCGAACTTCGGGCGGATCTCGTGCGGCTCGGTGCCGCCATCGACGAAGCTGGCGTAGGTGGCGTTGGCGACGATCTCCCCGGTCGCCTCGGCCCCATCGGCGCCCATCTGCGACGACAGGTAGCGCCCGCTGATGCTGCGCGTGAGCGCGCCGGTGCGGTCGCGGTACTGGTGCACCCGGATGGCCTCGTCAGCGCCTTCCTTGGCCGCCACCGTCACGAGCCGCACGCAGGCCTCTCCCAGCACGCGGTTGGCGCGCGCTCGCAGCGCCCGCAGCTCGGTGAAGTCGAGGTCGACGGTGAGCATCGCCTGCCGCCTCTCAGAAGTCGCCGGTGAGCTCGTTGCCGTTTCCGTCATCGGTCGTCATGCGGGCGCCGTGGGCGTAGATGAGGCCCCCGACGTTGCCCGGCAGCGGCGAGCCGATGAAGTCGGCCAGGTATTCCTTGGCCTCGGTGAGGTCCTGCAGCTTCTTCTCGGCCAGCTTGCGCGGCCGGTCGCCGTAGCGCTTCGTGTACTCGGGGCTGCGCTCGTAGGCGAGCGCCCTGCCCCAGAGCAGGCTCGCCATCCGCACGAGCTCGGGCGTGATGGAGACGCACTGCCAGGTGGTCGTGCCGTCGATGAGCAGCACGCCGTAGGTCGTGCCCCAGGTGGGCTGGACGGCCCCGCTCGCCCCGGCCTTGCCGACGGCCCTGAACGCGTAGCCCGTGGCCACGGTCGGGATGACCATCGAGCCGACGGCGTAGTTGGTCAGGGCGGTCCAGGCCGGGATGATCTGGACGATCGGGAACGGGCCCGGGTAGGTCCGGGCCAGTGTGCCGTCGACCTCGGCATCGGCCAGGGCCTGCACCTCGCCGATCTTCTGGACGTCGGGGAACCCGTTGCGGTCGTCGTCGAAGATGGCGACGACGGCGGCCTTGCCGATCAGGCCCTCGAGGTCAGCTCGCGACCAGTAGGACATGATCGGCCTAGCCTCCCGTTACTTGCTGCCCGGCTTGACCTCTTTGAAGGCGCCGGTCTTGATGAGCCGGTCGGCCTCTTCGCGCGACAGCCCCTCGACGAGTTCGCCGACGTACGCCGGGTGGTATCCGTCGTAGTCGAAGCCCCTGTCCTTGGGCCACTTGCGCTTGTCGGCGTCCGGGCAGCCCGGGCCGTGGTAGCTGCCGTGGGTGACCTCAAGCGTCACCGGCCCGTGGTCGACAGCGAACTCGCGATGCTCGGGCGTCGGCGCCGCTTCCTTGGTCTCGGTCGCGCCCACGCTGCCGGTCAGCTTCTCGTCCATCTTAGCCTCTGGCGCCGCGCCACCTGGCGCGGCCGGTTGGGCCGGCGTCTCCGGCGGTGGATCCGACGGCTTCTCGTCGAGCGCGTCCGCGGGGATGATCTCCTCGAGCGGCTCGTCTGGCTGCGCCGCGCTCTCGGCGTGCAGCTCGGTGACCGTGCCATCGGCCGGCGCCGTGACGCCGTCGCCGCGCGGTCCGTCAGGAGACGCGGGCGCGTCGATGGGCTCGGACGCCATGCCCGGGGGCGTGGCGTCCTCGAGCTTCTCGCCTGGCGCGAGCTCGCGAGGCTCGATCGTCGGGGCCTCGCCGGTTGCTTCGCTCACGAGACGTGCTCCGCGCATCCGTCGCGGACCATCTGCGCAGCGCGCTTCTCGGCTTCCTTGCGGCTGAAGCTGAAGCGCTTGTCCTTGGCGCGCAGCTGCTCGGCCGCTTCCTTCTCGTGCTCCGGGATGGGGTAGAGCTGGATGACCTCCCCGTCCACGAAGACGTCGGCGGTCGGCGTCACGGTCTGGGTCGCCGCGTCGAAGCTGCCCTCGCGCTCCTCGAACTTCACGTACGCCGGGTGGTCGTGCGTGTAGCCGAAGCCCACGTCGGCGTCCTTGATGCGGTCCTGCACGTCGGGGCAGCCCAGGCCGACGTAGCTGCCGTGCACGAGCCGGATGCGCACCGGCGTGGTGTCCTCGGGCCCGTCGTCCTTGGGCGGCGGCTCGCGCCGGCGACGCGCCTGGGGCGCCGCAGCTGCCGCTGCGCGCGACGCTGCCCTGCGCTGCTTGGGCGTCTGCTCGTCGCCCGACACCACTGCTCCCTCTCCCGTCAGCTCCTCGACCATGATCGCTCTCTCGTCCGCCGCAGGGTGAAAGTTGACCTTCCGCGACCGCTGCGGCGGCCGGCCGTGGAAGGGGCAGAACAGAGGGGCCCAGCTGCGCGCCGGGCCCCCCGTCACGAGCCGCCTTTCGGCGGCGTCAGCTCACTGGTAGGCCGCCTTCACGAGGCCGCCCATGTACTTGGACGTCATGACCTCCGCGTCCTGGTGCACGCAGACGACCTGCGAGCCGCCGAGGCTGCCGCGCAGCTGATTGTAGAACTCGCGCACGATGAAGCCGCCGCTGGCGCCGAAGCCCATCGCCTGCTGCTTGACCTGGTCGGGCAGTCCGCCCATGGCCGCGTTCCAGCGGAAGGTGTACATCGTCGCGTTGTCGTCCTGCGACGTGGGCGGCATCTGCTCGGGGTGACGCACGAGCACGACGTCGTTGCCCCAGACCCAGGTGAGCGCGCCGCCGTTGGGCGCGAAGTACTTCATGCGCGCGACGTAGATGGGCGGCAGCTCGAGGATCGAGGCCATGTTCGTCGCGTCGGGCAGCGGCGCGGTGCCGGCCTTGTAGGTGAAGTACTTCTGCACGTTCGGGTTGCGCTGGAACGCGTGCCAGGTCGGCTCGGCCATGATGATGGCCGTCACGTCGCCGAGCGACTGCTCGACGCGCGTCTGCAGGTCCTTGATGGGGTCGGAGCTCGCGCCGCCGTCCCACTGGTAGCCGGCGCCCAGCGTGGTGTAGTTGCCGCTGTTCCAGTTGGTCGTGGTCTCGAGCTTCGTCGCCACGCGGATCTCTCGGCGCAGCATCAGGTTGTTGAGGATGCGCTTGAGCGCGGCCTGCCGGATGCGCAGCGGGGCGTCCGCCGCGGCGTCGATCTGCACGGGCACGAAGTAGCCGAGGGCGTACTCCGTGGTCGCGTACATCGAGTTGCTCAGGCGCGGGGGCAGCTCCTGGGGCGCGCCGCCGTTGGACCCGACGATCGGGCCGCCCTGCTGGAACGCGTCGTTCTTGTCGAAGATGAAGTACTTGTCCGCCGGCTTCGTGGTCAGCAGCGGGGGCGCGGCGATGTCCGCGACCGGTGCGAACTGCCGGTAGCCGCCGGCAAAGTTCGGCATCGCCGACGGGATGTGCACGTCGTAGATCCCCAGGTCCATGAGGATCTTGCGCTCGTCGGCCGCCGATGAGGCGCCGCCGGCGCGCACGATGGCCCCGACCTGCTCGGCCGTCTTGCGGTCGGCCATCGCCGAGCGCATGTACAGCATCTGCTCGTTCTGCACCCAGTCGGCGCAGAGCTGCTGGACCTCGTGCTCCTCGGCCGTGGAATCCTTCGGATCCCACTTCTCGACCTGGTTGCCCTGCAGGTCGTAGACGTAGCCGTTGTTGATGTCGAGCTTGAGCTCCTTGCCCGACTCCTGGTCACGGAAGTTGACGACGAACTCTCGGCCCATGATGACCTCTCTGGTTTCGGGCTCGTTGAGGCCCGTCCTGCTGCGCTGCGGTTGGGTGATGTCCGCGGCGCTGCCGCGGGAAAAGACGGCGAGGCGGGGGCGACCGAAGCCGCCCCCGCTGGGACTCAGGCGTTGTTGGCGATGCTCACGAGCACGGCGATCTCGTCGCCGCTGGCGATGGCCTGCGTCAGCGAGATGCCGACCTGCGGCTTGCCAGTGGTCTGCGTGATGACGGTGCCGTTGCCGGTCGCGTCGACCATGACGGGCACGCCCGCGGCCACTGCCGCGGTGGCGACGCACTTGGCGATGCCCATGCCTCGCACCGTGCCGTAGCCGGCGGGGCCGCCGGATCCGCCGCCGGTCGTGTTGGTGCCGGGGATGGTCTCCATCGCGACGCCGATGGGCACCGAGGTGCTGGTGGCCGCGACGAGCGCGCCGATGCCGTCCTGCACGTTGTTGACGGAGATGGCGTTGTTGGTGTCCGCCATCACGACCATGTAGGCCGGGATGTCGGCGGTGCCGTAGTTGGTGACCTCGTGGTCGGTGGGGAGCGCCTGGGTGGAAATCTGGAGGAAGTCGGTCATGGTGCGGTACCTGGTGAGGGCGCACCGCTGCCGCCCCCCTCAGACGCACCGGCGTCTGGCGAGGATCGGAGCGAGCCGGCGCGCGTGAACTTGCGTGGCGGGTGAGGGGTGAACGTCGATGGGTGAGGTGGGGGCCCGGACGCGCCGGGCCCCCTTTCTTGGGCGGGGTTCTGCCCCGCCGTGAACTCAGGCCGCCTTGCGGGCGCGATGGGCGGCGGCGAAGACGATCGCCTGGGCGTCGGCCAGCTCGATCTTCTTCTCGCGGGCCACCGCGTAGGACAGCTCGCGCAGGCTCGGTGGCTTGACCGCCGACGGCACCGTGCCGTCCGCGCCCGGGGTGCGGTGACCGGTCATGTCGGTCAGCAGGTGCGACTGGCTGCGCTCGATGCGCGGGTAGAGCTTCTCGAACTTCTCGGGCTGGCTCGCGAGGAACAGCGCCATCTGGTCCTTGTGGGCGTCCGTGAGGTTCATCTTGCTCTTGTACGTCTGGAACGCGTCCTCGACGCGCGAGGCGGCCTTCTCGGCGTCGCGCTTCTTCAGGTCCGCCTCGAGCGACTCGATGCGGGCGTCCTTCGCCTTGATCGTGCTCTCCTGCTCGGTGACCTTGCCGTTGACGGCGGTCAGCTGGAGGCTGACCTCGGCCAGCTTCTCGTTGAACTGCGCGGCCAGGCTGTCCTTGAGGTCCTTCAGCTGCTTCTCGTCCATGGGCGTCTCCGTGGTGGTGGTGGCGGGGGGCGTGGGGGCGGGGTTGCCCCCCGCAGGCGTCTGGGTCGTGGCGGCCGGCGGTGCCGGCGGGGTGGGGGTCTGGTCGGTCATCGACGCGCCCGAGTGCTCGCGCACCTCGTGCTCCTCGATGGCGGCCTGGATGAGCGCGTGCACGGCGTCGAACACCTCTTCCCAGGTGTCGCCCGGCTGCGCGTCCACCAGGGCCTTCATCGGCTTGGTGAACGCGCCCAGGTCCATGCCGTCGTGGCTGCCCTCGGGATCGCCCTCGTCGTCGAGGCACGCCTCGACGTGGCCTCGCAGCTTGTCGAGGTGGTCGGCGCACTCCGCGGGCGTCGCCAGCTCGTGCAGCTTGAGCATGTTCTTGATGGCGCCCATGTACGCGTGGGGCTTGTGCGCCAGCTTCTTCAGCGCGTCGCCGAGCTCCACGGTCATCTCGGGGCACGTCTGGTCGACGATGCTGCCCGCGAACGCCTTGAGCAGCGCCTTCGCTCCACCTTCGAACGTGATCTGGTCGGCCATCGTCTCTGCCCTCGGCTGCTGGCGCGCTCTCGCGCGCGTTGCGTGGCTGGCTTCGCTCAGGCTGCAGCGTTCGCGGCGAGGCCCGGCAACGAAGTCAAAAACGGCGTGTTCGTGATCGCCGCCGACGTCATCCTGGCGCCGATCGGCAGCCCGGTCTTCGCGTCCTTGGAGCCGAAGCGAATCGCCGGCGAGAGGTACGCGAACTGCCCGGCCTTGATGCCGTCGCGCACGTAGTCGGTCAGCCACTCGACCAGGCCCCAGAGACCGGCCTCGGCGCGGTTCTCCATCGCGTGGATCCAGCCCTGCGCAGGCGCCCCCGTGACGGGGATCGAGCCCTGCGTCGGCGGCTGCTCGCTCGCGTGCTCCATGTCGAACGGCACCGGAAGGCCGCGGCGCTTGTAGTTGGTGACGATCTCGGTGAACGTCGCCGGCGTCATCGCGAACTCGCCGGCCGGGTGGCCCTTCCACTCGCCAGTCTCGGCCAGCTGCAACCACACGAGCTTCTTCGGCGTGCCGTCGGCCCAGTTGGCCACGCTGCTCTTGAGCTTGATGCCGGCCATCGCCGGATCGACCTCGGCCCCGAACCGCATCGCGCGCACGTCGCGGCAGAGGAAGCCGTCGTTATCGAACAGCACGAACTGCGTGCCGTCGTCGCTCATGTGCCGCACGCTCAGGCGGCCGCCCTTGCCCAGGCGCGCATGCACCTGGACGTTCTCGCCGACCATCTTGGCGAGAGCTCCGGTCTCGAGCTTGTCTGCGAGCTCGGAATGGATGCCGAAGCGCTTGGCCGCTCGGCCGATGGCCGCGCGCGCCTTGCTGTAGTCGGCCTCGCTGATGGTCCCGCGCTTCTTCGCCTGGGCCAGGCGCGACGCGGCGTTGCGCACGTGCGCGGCGTCGTGGATGGGGTATGCGCGCTGCGCAGGCAGCGCGAACTGGTTGCCCGCGAGGCTGTTGCGCTTCTTCGCGCGCAGCACGCCCATGCGACGAGGGCCCGTGACGTGCGGCACCAGGTCGTCGTACAGGCGCTCGGAGGCGCCCTTCTGCCCGTCGATGCGGCGACTGAGGGACGACATGGGACGCTTCCCTTTCATCGCGCCTGGGACGTGCACGTCGTAGACGCCCAGGTCCATCAGGTGCGCGGGCTTCTGGCCGTCCTTCATCGCGCTGACGGCGCCATGCTTGCCGTCGAGGATGCCGGCGGCGTCGAGGTTCTCAAGCGTCGGCCGGAAGATGCCGGACTGCGCGAGCAGCTCGCTCTTGCGCATCCATGTCGTCTCGGCGATCTCGGTCTGGTCGCCCTGGTCGCTGCGGCCCTTGGTGTCGTAGTGGTAGTGCCACTGCACCGCGACGAAGACGTGCACGATGCGTCCGTCCTCGGGCGACCGGACCGTGCCGACGTAGTTGGCGATGTCGACCCGCAGGCCCACCTCTTCGTGGACCTCGCGCACCATCGCCTGCAGCGGCGTCTCGCCGGCCTCGACGGTACCGCCTGGCAGCGACCAGATGCGCGCGCGGGGCCCGTCGCCGGCGGCGCGCACCACCATGAAGCTGCACTCGCTGGTGCCGTTGCCTACTGGCAGGGACCACTTGGCACCGATGACGCAGATGGCGGCCTCGGGCAGCTTGCTGGGCGCGTCGGCCATGATGGATTCCTTCGCGCTGCAGGCGGCGCAGACTTCGTATCGGACCGGCTTCTCCCGCCGCACGATGTTGCCGGCGTCGTCGCGCACCGGCTGCCCCATGCAGCGGCAGTTGGAGATGACCGCGTCGCACTGCGAGCAGCGGACCGTCTCGTGCCCGGCCACGAGACGCTTACTGGATGCTCGTGAAGAGGCTCAGCTGGCCCTGCGGTACCGTCGTGCCCGCGCCCACCTTCGTGATGGTCACGGTGATCGAGTCGCCAGGACTCACGTACGCGCCGGCGACGACGTTGAGCGCGACCGGAGTGTACGAGTACCAGCTGCCGCTTCCCCCATCGGCCACCGTCGCGGTGCTCTGGCTCGCGATCAGCGTGGCGGTGCTGCCGCCGCCGCCGTCGGTCGCGAACGCGTTGCGCTTGTAGACGTTGATCGTGGCGGGTAGCGAGTCGCTCGCCGTCAGGGTGGCCGCCGGATTGAAGTACGCGGCGCCCAGGGGGATGGCCGTGGGGCCCGGGCCGACCACGCTGATGGTGGTCTCGGCCGTCGCCGCATCCGGCGTGCTGTCCGCGGCCGTCTTGGCCCAGGAGACGAACGGGATCTCGGCAAGCGTGACCCCCACCTGGAAGGTGTTGTTCACGATGACGCCGAGCGGCTTGTGCTCGGCCGAGGGCGCCGGGGGCGCGGACGCGTCGGCACCACCGTTCGAGGTGTTGCACGCGATGGCGATCGAGAAGGCCGCGATCATCAGCACGCAGAGGGCGCTGGAGGCGAGGTTCTTGAGCTTCATGGGCGGTCGTTCCTTCGCGAGAGGGTTCTCGGTCCACGCGGCGCGCCGCCGCGGTCAAGCGTTGCGATTGATCTCGTCAGGCTGGGTGTACGATCCAGGCTCACGATCGACGTAGCTGCCCGTCTTGCTCGAGCCCGAGCGCTGGTGGGCGTGCAGCGAGCTCCACGGCCCGTTTTCGACCTGCACCGTCACGATGTACGCGAGCGCCGGGATGCCGAGGGCCTTGCTGGCGAGCAGTCGGTGGTGCCCGTCCACCGTCTGCCGCAGCGGATTGCCTGGCGTCTGCACCAGGATGATGGGCTTGCGTCGGCCGCCCTTGATCCGCTCGACGTACGGCGAGACGTCTTCGTGGCTGGCCTTCCACTCCGCGGCCCCGCTGAAGTCGATCTGGTCGATGGGGATCTCGACCGGTCCCTGCCACTGCCCGGACAGGATCCACGGCAGATCCCTCGCGTAGTAGTCCTTGAGCAGCTCGTCGTAGACCGCCTGGGCCGGTCCCGGCTCGGCGCGCTCGGACAGCAGCCTGCGGTGCACTGCCGCGATGACCTCGTCCTCGGCCTCGAGGATGCGGTCGGTCAAGGTCATGGCCTTGCCGTTGCCCTCGTCGTCGACCTTGTCCTTGTCGACCTGGGCGCCTTTGGCGCCTTTCTTGGCCGGCTTGGGGCTCTTCTTCGCGGCCGGCTTCGGCTTCGGCGCAGCTGGCTTGGGCGGCTGGCCGCCCTGGGTCTGTTGTCCCGGTGCGGGGGCCACCGCGGGCGCCTGGTAGTTCGGGCTGTTGGGGTCGTTGGACGCGTCCGGCTCGATCGGCGTGTCCTTGCCGCCGGTGATGACGCGCGTGCGCGCCGTCTCCATCCCGTCCGTGTCGCCCTCGTCGATGACGGGCATGCCCGCCATCTCGCCGACCTTGCGCGCGTGCAGCGGCACGTCGATCGCCGTCAGCATCTTGGCCACCTCGGCCACGACCCTCGGGTTCGGCGCGTCGGACACCGCGAACTTGATCGTCGGGCAGAAGCGCCGCGCGATCTCGGGCGTCCAGTTGAGGGCGACGATCCAGTAGAAGAGGTCGCGCTCGATGGTG